CAGGATGGCAACCTATAGCTAATGTATTTATTATACGGTTATAAAACGTTCTTGTAGTGATGTAGAACGGCCGTGATGATACGTTGATAAATTATCACTTATTGCCCGTTATTGACAATATGCGGGATGAAAGTATTTATTGTTGCTCAATTAATTAACGTAGATGATAAATTTAAACAGGTATCTAATACCGATTTTGATATAAGTTCGCAGAATATGACTACCACTGTAGCATCTGTGACTACCAGAGAAATACAAGAAATTGATTCGCCATTTAATGATAAGTTTATGAAAGTAGATATACCCGACGCTTATAGAGTAGATGCTAAGTCTTTTATTGAGAGACCTTTTTATGTAGATGAAGTAATATACCCTAGTACTGCTGCGCGTTATACTTTATTGACTAGCACTGTTAAGTTTTTACCAGGAGATATAGCACGTAGTAATGCATCTGTCTTGAATATGTTTAAGATGGCCGCTTATGGTAGACCAGACTTGATAATTAATGTTTCAATGGCTGGGACTATAACGCACGCTGGATGTGTATTGGTAGGCGTGTTACCACCCTTTCCCGCTTATCCAACTTTAGTTGGCGCCAATAATAAGAGATTGATTAATACTATATTATCTGGTCCTCATGCATTTTTACACGCCAATGAAGCTACTTCAGTAGCTATACCAGTTCCATGGTATTGCAATACTGATTTAGCCACAACAGATATGGAACAAACATCCGGATATGATACAACTTTGGATATAACAGTTACTAATGGCAATTATGCCACACTTGTTTATATGGTTTTGAACCCATTGCAACCATCCACTGGATCTTCTACTTTGGTGCGGATCATAGTGGAAGCTTGTTTTAAGAATTTTGATTTAGCTGTACCTACACCACGTTACGTCACTTGGACCGCCCAAAGTGGCAAGCAGCTTATGTCTTGTTTTAACCCAAATTATGAAGATTTTGATAAGGTAGCCAGTGAGAATAATTTAAGTCACTGGCATGAGTACACACCAGAACGTAAGAGACAGATTTACCGACGATTCATGAAGTATGCGCCGTACGTAATAGGGACTATAACAATAGCTAGTATTCTTGCCCGTATTGGCTTCGTATGTTTAACAGGTGAAGATTTACCAATTGACATAGAGTTACAAGCTCCACAATTTCAACCGCAGTCGGGTTTAATAAGTGAAGTGAAATCGTTTGCCACAGGCTTGTTAGATTCGGCTACAACCGGAGTGAAGAGTGTAGTGAATGATGCTATAGATTCAGGACGTGAAATTATTAGAGAGTATACCGGGCTTCATAACCCTAATATACCTCAAGTTCAGGAACGTATTATAACTAACCAGACCAATTTCGTTAATAATACAGATTGTCCCCAATTTTTTGAAAAATTGGATCCGTTTGTGAAATTTAACCGTATTGTGAAAGAACCAATATTTGGATCAGACGTGGACGAGATGGCTATTTCTAATATTATAACTAAGAAACAATTGATAGGAACATTCACTGTTAGCGTCAACGACGGAGTAGGAACCATGAAGTGGGCGCGACCCATTTCACCTTTCCAAGGTGGTGCCGAACAGGCAACAGATGGCAGAATGTGTTATAATAATTTGGAATTGTTGCATTCTATGAGTAGAGGATGGAGAGGGTCTATGAAACTCACCATTCAATCTGTAATGAATAATAAACAACAATGTAAACTCAAAGTGATTAAAATGTACAACCCTTCGGTCAGAATAGCCACAGCATACCCCGAGTATAAAAGTGTGGTTAATGCACCAACTCATTTACTAGAATTTACAGAGGGAGGCCAAGAGCATGAAGTTTCTTTACCATATTTATGTCGCAATGATATTACACCTTGCGCGACGAATACAGATACGGAAGCTCTGTTCCATGGCATTTATTATATTTATGTAGCTCAGCCTTTAGTTATATCAGATTCTTCACCAAATACTATTGAATTTAACATCTTTTTATCTGGTGAACCCGATTTGACTTTTTATGGTTACACAACGGCTACTAGTTATCACAGCAGTTTTGGCGTGATACCTGGCCCTCAATCTGCATTACAACCCGCTAAAGTAGGTGCCAATCAACCTAAACATAATTTTGTCTCAGTGACTCGCATTAAACCTAATATAGCTTTTTATAGAAATGGAGAGAATAGAGAGCTCACGTTGCTACACTTATTTGTTGATAGTCTTAAACATAAGAATTATACTATGGATAAGTCCAAGTGGACCGATGCGCAAAGGAACGAATTTGAAGCGTATCGAAAAGTAAACATGCACGGCCTTGGCGATACTATTTACAACAATTGGACAGCCGTAAGAGAGGCTATTGGTGATAATGACGCTTTTGAAGCTATAATTAAAACATGGACATATGATAGTTCTACCAAATGCATTAGTGCTGATGTGAGTATGTTGAAAACGTACCAGATTCTTAGACTGAAGAAAGTTATGAACGTTCGGGAGCCGCATTCTTTTTTACCTCAAAGCGGTACAATCAAAGTCATGAATGAACCTCAAGAGCAGTCGCATACAACTAGAGTAGACGCCAAACTTCAAAATTTAGCTCATATGACAAGGCTTATGCCATCTTTAGATATAAGACACTTCCTAAGAAGAATGTACAAGTCACAAGTGTACACTTCAAATGTAGACCCTAATGTCACAGTTAATACAGCAGTGCCATTGTCAACATTTTTGGGAGAAAACCCATCGTTATGGAATTATACACCAATAGAGACATTTAGCCGTATGTATTATGGCAAGTCCCCAGGTTTTAAGTTTAGATGTTTAATATCATTGTATAATATTAATTCAGATTCTATATCAGATGTAGATCTTTTGAGTCTGCGTTTATATTATATACCGCAAAACTTAAATGCACTTACCAACAGCAAAGTAATAGCGTCTGCTTTGCCTAATGTCAATGCAGTTCCATCACCACTAAATCCGTCAGACGGTACTCCTTTACCTTTTCAGATAGTGAGTAAAGAGTCAAATAGTACTCACGCTATATATGAATTTGCCGTACCCGATACATCCTTTTATAAATTCATGGGTGGACCTAATAAGTTTTACAACTTTGACAGTAACGCAGCGCCAGTTAATGTAGCGCAAGCAGATTTTGGTTCAGTTTTGTTTCAGTTCACGAACTTATCGCGTGATAAAACAGCTAATTTCTCATTCGAGTTGTTTGTAGGGCTTACTGATGAAACTAGATTTGGTTATCATTCTATAGCGCCACCTTTTGTAATTTTTAAGAGTGGTGCCACATATTTAGGAACTAATACCGCGTCTTCAGACCCAGCTCCTTCTGTCCTTAACCAATTTATTTATAGGGGTGGTTACCTATAAAAATAACACCAACGCAATTACTCGTTTGTAAGTAATTAGTTTGATACGCTTAAGATATCACACCTGCTAATGGGGGTGTATAAATATACCATTAGCAGGCAATGCCGCTTTGTAAGTAAGTGGGCATTGCCC